TTATCCGTAAAATCTTAACCGGCAAACACCACCAAAGGTGGGAAGATCATCTTGAGTAGATCCAGCCATTATAAAAATGTTATTGGATCTTATTTCAGTTAAGGCTCCAGTTGTGGAATTCCAATCAATAGGAATGTTGCATTTCTTGTAAAATTCTAGAGATTTTTCAATAGGGCCATATAGTGTACTAACACCAGCCATGCTGTTTAATGGCCAAACCCATCTCTTCAATATTCGGAATCTTCCAGAATTGTTGAGTTGCAATAAATTAGTTGCCATATTTGAAGATGTAAAAACATCTGTAATGCCAGCAGCAGCCCCATTACATTGTGTATCAAGAACTAGATACATAAAAGCAGTAGCCGCAGAATTAACTGTCACTCCAGGAGCGAAGCCAACTATTCCTCTAATTTGAATAGATTTAATAATTGCTTTCCTTCCATCTCTTGTGCTTTCAGTATCGCCTTGAGGAATCAAACAGAGTTGACCACCAAGAGGTATTTCACCAGTCAAATCAAAATTGAAGATAAGAGAAGTATCGAAGAACTTTTTCTCTTCACTGGGTCCAGCCCCAGCTTTTCTATTAAACCTCCCATAGAATCCAACTTTTCTTGTATATCCAGGAATAATCTTGGGAGTTCTTGGACCTCTAGCGATTCTTCTCCTTTTAGCTGCTCTAGCACGATCGATGGCATACGGTCTAGCGCGTTTCATGTGAATGAAAAATAAAATTATGTCCGCGTATAAAACAGTTCTTCTAAGAAACAATTTAATTAGTATAAATTCAAAATAATTTCAAAAGAAATAAAATAATGGAAACTCCAAAGAAAGTATTCAAAGCTCCAAGGAAACAAACCATGAACAATGGAAAAGAATACACATGGGTCGAAGACGATAACACATGTTCTGACACTGACGACTTTGGGGACGAAGCCTCAATGGACGAAGACATTGAAAGATATGCCAAAGAAGAAATCGGCCTATGGTTGGCAACAAACGGAACTAAGCTCTTTGCCCTTGAGTGCTCAAAATTCATGGCTAAGAAGAAAACAACCAAAGATGTTCGAAAATCTAAATGATTATGAAATGAGTTCACAGGAATTCATAGATTGGCTAATAAAAGAAAATGACTTGTAATTAGTAACACACCTTAAGAACCAGGGACGCATCTGGTCGAAGATGCTACCGGTGCTGGCCGCAGGCCTTCGTGGTTAGGGCCAACGAAACTTCTAATTAGATAAGGTGAAGGACCAGGCGATAGCGGGAGGGGGGGCTGCGGCTGCTGGGTAGCTCCATCAGGCTTTGGTCGCTGCGCCCTATAAGGTTTTTGGACATAGCCAAAAAATGATGGTTCGGGGGTCAGGTTAAATCATAGTATTACTTTAACCTACCCCCGGGGTGCGAACCTTTAGGTCGCACGGGTATAGAGGCCTGCAAGGCCTCAATCGTGGCCCGCAGGGCACACGTCGCTACTCTAGCGAGGGAGCGTAGCGACAAAAACAGTATATCCACTAGCCCAGTGGATATTGAAGTTGGTACTAGTCTCTTTCATCAACATTATGAAAGAGGCTCTAGCCCCCATGAGATCAAACTTCGCAAATCCTTTTTGCTTACACTAACTATAAATAGATTTTGATTTATAAATAAATTATTGGTTCCCGATATAGAATCCCAAATAAAAAGAAATTTCCAAACTCCTTTTTCATTCTACACTTGGTGGCAGCATGGCAACAGCAGCTCTTGGACAATCAAAATTCTGGTGCTTTACTATCAACAACCCAGCACCTTTCTATGCCGATCTTAATGGAGCTAAGAATTGGGTCTACCTCGTTGTTGGCAACGAGATTGCACCTTCAACAGGCACACCACACTTGCAAGGCTTTATTGCATATAAGGTTCGAACTAAGTTCTCTACGGTCAAAATTCAATTTCCTCGAGCCAAATTGGCTATGATGTATAAGGATTCAAATCCTGTTGCAGCTTCAACATATTGTAAGAAAGATGGTGATTATGAAGAATTCGGTACTTTACCGGATTTTCAAGGTGGCGCTACTGGCGGATCAGCAAAAGCGCAAAATTTCAGGCGTATAATTGATTTAAGTGAAAACGCTGATTACCAGACTTTGAAGGAGGACCATCCTTCGGAATATTTCAGACATTATCATACTATCAAACGGATTGCAATGGACAATCCGAAACCAGTTACCGAACTTGACAAACTTGACAACGATTGGATATGGGGAAAAACAGGCCTTGGAAAGTCTAGGATTGCCAGGAAGGAAAATCCTGGCATTTTTGTTCATCTTAAGAACAAATGGTGGATTGGATATAAGGATGAGGAAACCATCCTTTTTGACGATATTGGACGGAGTGAGTCCGTCTGGATAGGAGATAAGTTGAAGACTTATTGTGATCATTATCCTTTTCCTTGTGAAACCAAAGGTGATGGTTCACTCATCAGACCTAAAAGAATTATTGTGACTTCGAACTACAGTATCGATGATTTATTTTGTAGTGATCCAGAACTTGTTGAAGCCCTCAACAGAAGATTCAACGTACGTCATGTTATTCAACCGTTTCCTTTCCCAATTAAAAAAGTTGCTCCAATTCAAGCCCCAGTTGCACCAGTTGTATATGTGGTGGAAGATTCTGAAGAGTCTCAATCTGAAGAATTTGTAAATGGATATCAGGATCCAGGATCTGACCTTGATTATTCAGATGAAAGTCTTTAAATAAATTTTATTATCCGTAAAATCTTAACCGGCAAACACCACCAAAGGTGGGAAGATCATCTTGAGTAGATCCAGCCATTATAAAAATGTTATTGGATCTTATTTCAGTTAAGGCTCCAGTTGTGGAATTC